ATGTATTTACGAAAACGAGGCAAGAAATGGTATTATACGATTGAAGTCCCGACGGAAGATGGTCAGGGCAGGCTGCGGGAAGAACGCGTCGGCGGTACTTCGTATGCACAGGCCGCTAAAGCCTATCGGCAGGCCATGAAGGCTCTCGATGAAGCAGCGGTTTCGGAAAAGCCAGTCATAAAGATGATGGATTTTTTATTGGAATGGCTGGAAAAAGATGTGCGTATCAATTTAGGGCCCAATACGTACGATTCCTATGCGGGAATCATTAAATGGCATATTGGTGCCCGTTTCGGGAATGAAGCTTTGGATGCGCTGACGACGGCGGAAATCCAGGACTGGATCAACAGCTTGAAGCAGGATGGTTATTCCCGCTCGACGGTCAAGTCGATTTTCACGGTCTTCAATGATGCCATGCGCTGGGCCGTTTCCAATCGCCAGTACATCGAAACGAATCCCATGGCCAATGTCAAGATGCCGAAATTTGACGTTCCCCGGAAAAAGCCGGTCATCTTTTCGCATCAGCAGATACAGATTATTTTCCACGCCTTTCCGCTGGGGCATAAATATTACGCTCCCTGCATGATTGCCTATTGTACAGGCCTTCGTGTCGGGGAATGTCTGGCCTTGCAATGGTCTCATATCGACATGGAAAACCGAACGATTTCCGTCGATAGTACCTTATATGATAAAAAAGGCATCCCTGTCTGCAAGGCGACGCCCAAGACCAAGTCATCGGTCCGGACGATTCCCTTTAATGAGACTTTATACAAAGCCCTGGTCCGCCATAAGGCCCAGCAGGCCAAGAACCACCGTCTCTACGGTGACGATTACGTCGAAAGCGATTTTGTCTGTACCCGCGAAGACGGCCGTCCGATGAACAGCAATGATATGCGCTATTTCAATATGTGGTGCAAAAAGGAATTTGGTGGCGGCAGTTTCCATTCTTTCCGCCATACCCATGCCACGATGATGTTGGAAAATAATATCGAGCTCGATTACGTGTCCAAACGGCTAGGTCATTCTTCGATTGCGACGACGGCTAATATTTACGATACCATTACAGATAAGCGCAATCGGGAAGCCATGAAGAAACTCGATTCGATTTTGTAAAATCATGGCGGCAAACGCGGCGGCAAAATATAGAAATTTTAGCTTAAAACCTAAATTTTCCGATAATTAATACTTATCGGAAAATCTAGGCCTAGTCTAGCTTTGCGGCCAAACTTCCGCCCATTCTTCCGCCCTAAGCTCGCCAGGGCGGAAGTTTTTATTTACAAGAAAGCATCCATGATGGATGTAGCTTCCTGCTCACGCTTGTCTGTGATGGTATCATAGATGTTGGCCGTGGTGTAGACGCTGGCATGGCCGAGACGCTTAGAGACATAGTCCAACGGCAGACCGTGCTCTAGAAGCATAGACGCGTGCGTGTGACGGAGAGAATGGAAAGAAAGTCCGAATTGCTTCTTGGCCCAGACGTTGAACGTCTTGATATTGTTGCTCGTCAGCTGCTTCCCGATTTCGGCCGTACAAATAAAATCATGCTCAGGATCGGCGACATAGTAAGGGCCGCAGTGGAAGCGGTTTTCAGACTGCCAGAGTTTTTGATTTTTAAATGCCTGGCATAGACGTTGTCCGAATGTGACAACGCGGATGGACGCCAATGTTTTCGGCGGCGCAACGATGGGATTATCGCATTTATCAATGCTGGTCCCGACGATGTGGATAAGACGCTTACTCATATCGACACTTTTCCACTCCAGGGCCAGACACTCTCCGAGACGCATGCCCGTGCAGTAGCTGAGCATCAGCGGCATATGAAGCGGATGGCCTTGCGGGTAGCGGTCGAAAATCGCGGCAATCTGATCCGGCGTAAAAATTTTCGACGCTGCGGGCCGCAGCTTACACCGCGGAAGGCGGACGTTATCGGCCGGGTTGACAAGCAGATAACACCGGTTGGCCACGGCCCAGCGAAGCGATGTCTTCAGCACCACAAGAATTGAACTGAGAGAACTACGAGCTAAAGAATCCCGCAGAGAGGTAATGTAGTCCTGGAGCATTGGCGTCGTGAGATTACACAGCTTGACGTTGCCAAATTCCGGGACTAAATGCGTGCGGATGATACTTTCGTATGTCGATATAGTATTGTACTTGCCACCTGGGATGACTTCACCTTCCAGCCATTCATACAAATAATCACCAAATTTCTTGGTGCTCGGTGCGAAGTATTGTCCTGTGCGGTCCTGCTCGACCTTGCTTGCCCTATAGGCCTTGGCCGCTTCTGTCCGGGTCTGGCCGCCGTACCGCTCGTGGCGGTGGCGGATACCGTTCTTATCACGCTCCTCAATGGTATAGTACCAACGATTTCCACGCTTACGTAAATACATAAAATCAGCTCCTTACATTGTAACTATACGAGCTGATGTGGTATAATATGCATGATGAGTGTGCTCAGTACATACCATCAGCTCCTGAACCTGTGGATGGCGGTCCACAGGTTCTTTTTTTATGTCGCTAAATAGATTTGGAAGCCAGCAAAAAGGCTGTCCCGATGAGGAAAAGGATAAGCGTCACGACGGCGCGGGCCTTACGATCATCCGATACTCTTTTCGCGGCCGATGATGGCTGCGGCGACCTCTTCACGGCCGGCCGCTCTGTTGAATTTTCTAGATGAATGCTGCTGATCTTCGCACCGCAATACGGGCAAAATACGGCATCATCCGGGATTTGATGTCTACATTTCGTGCAAAACATAGTATCACCTACTTATAAATTAACCGTTAGGCCAGAGCATATGCATAACTCGTTCCATTAATTTCATATTAGCTATTTTATGAGGCATAGGCTTCTCGATATTTGCGTAATTGAGCAAAGAGCCATTTGTCGTATAAACGATAGCTTTAAGCAATGTATATTCGCCAGTTTTCCGATTCAGCATCACGTGAGAAAATAGCACCCTACTTTCCGCTGGTTGTGTAACACGTGTCCACACTGTAGCCATATCTGGACTAAGTCGCTCTACCGTGTTCATGTCCATACTACAATTTGGACCAGATGGAGAACCGGCGACTAGACGCCAATTAGCGGCATAAATGGAGGCGCAGCACATCGTAAATAAGCACAATAACAGCAGCACTTTTACCTTAACAGACCTCATAGTAAAACCTCCCTACTGAATAACTTTTTCTGTCTTTGTAGTATCAGCTTCCACCGGCTCACTTTCTTCGGCTTTCCACGAAGTGCCGTCCGTATAGTGGATTTCATACAATTTGATATGGAACTTCGTACCATTTTCAAAGCCAAATAAATGCCAATAGTGGCTGGCCGAAGAGACTTCGTGTGGGCCTACTGTATGCTGGCTCATCAGCTTCATAACTGGATCACTATAGCCAAATTGCTTGACCTCAGCCCCAAAATTATCTTTAGCAGATAAGATGACCTTAAAGCCATCCATGGTCTTATCACTATTATTTTTTAGTTGAATAAAGGCAACAGGCTGACCGATCACATCTTTATCGACCTCGAACAATTCAAAAGAACCAGGTGCCGGCTTTTTCTGTGTCGCTTCTTGCTTTGTTGTCGTCGCGGGTGCGGGGGTCGTGTTCATCTTTTTCCCTTGTTGATTTCCAGTCCCAATAGCGAATAACAATCCTAAGACAGCTAGAACGGCAACAAGGCCAATAAAAAAGCCTTTCTTGCTCTTCTCTTGCGGCGGAGAAGCTGGCTTAACTACAGTCTGGCGCCTCTCCGTACTGCGCTGGTGATCTACGGCTACAATAGGTTTTACCGTCGCACCACAATAAGGGCAAAACTTCGCGTCATCTTGAATTTTCTTACCACATTTTGTGCAAAACATACATACCCCTTCTTTCTTCTAACTCTTAGCGGACCAATATATGAATTTTATTTAAAACGGACAATAATTAGATTACCTCGTCATTCTTCACTTTATTGATAAACTGGCCTTGTTTGGCCAGCGTTTCGATAGATCCCCTAGCAACAATTTTCCCGGTATCATTAAGTTTCCTATAATCATTGAGCAGCTGTTTTTCATCTTCACTGAGACGTTGCGCCGACCTATTTGTATTTACTATGACGGGTTGGTCACGATCCAATAATTTTAGCAAGTCGTCTAGCTCCATTCCCATAGCAGATGCAATGGCTTGTATTTTAGGCAATGACGGTGCTACTGGTTCTTTAGTCGTTGGATTATACACCTTTTCAAGTACCCCGATATAGGCTTTACTAATTCCTGATAAATTGGCGAAGTCTTGCATTGACAATCCGTGCTCTTCTCTGTATTTTTTTATCAACTCTCCTATGTACATAACTACATAACCTCCTTTTTGTTATTGTAAAATATTCTAGACAAAAAATCAAATATCTCTGTCTAGAATATTTGACAAGACATATATCGTCTATTATAATAGACAGAGAGAAGATGGAGGTGATAAAGAATGTATTTCATCAAAGAAATGAGAACAGCTAAAAAGCTATCGCAAGCTGAATTAGCCGAACGAAGCGGTGTTTCACGGGCTACGATTGCCTATTTAGAAACTCACAATGACGCTAGAACATCAACCGGAACATTATTGAAAATTGCCAAAGCTTTAGACTGTAAGGTAAGCGATATTTTTGTGGCATAATCGTCTATTATTTTAGACAATAGATAATAGTATGACGAAAGACGAAGTGGCCTTTTTGAAAGGAAACCTGATACCAGATGGGGCAGAAAGGGGGCTAACATAGATGGATGATTTAATTATGGAAGAGCGCCGAAAGAAAGTACACGCATTATATTACTTTGAAAAGGCGCTGGCATTAGACGATAAACATTTCCAGTTTGTTCTACTTGGAAATGAATTAGTAGAAGTAACAGACCTGCTGTCCGGATCGGTACGGTATGTGAATATCGCTTGTGACAATGTACCTGCTATGATATACGACATCTTAAAGCAGGCTGGAGATTGGATTTTCTAAAGAAAGGAAGAAGCGGGATAAAAGGAGAGCAATACCCATGACGCAAAAAGAAAAAGAATTTTTGAAAAGCTGGTACTGTGGCTTGTATTTGACCATGCTAAGACTGCGGAAAAAGTCCAAAATGGACAAGAGCAAAGACCTGCGTATCCGGAAGCTAAGGGCCGAAGCAGCAGCCAAAGAAGCCGAATATGTGCTGATGAACCTGATGCCAGACGGCGTAGCGCCGGCGCTTCGGGAAAAGGCCGAAGATGCAGTCGATACTTACTAGGAGATGCATATGGACAGCATGACAACAATCGAGGTACTTCGGCAAGAAGTATATGACGCGGCATACAGGTATTACATGGACCTTCACCTTGATCCATCTAAAACGCCAAATACATACTTCATATATGTCGGAGTGAAAGAGCTGGCCGGAAGCATACTTAGAGGAGGAAGCCGGGATACCTATCCGGATATGGCCGATGACTGGCTGGACCGTATCGTACAAAAGGCCAAGCAAGATGTAGCAAGGAATACTAAGAAATGGAGGAAATGATTATGAAATTCGGGGAATTTGAACCATGGTACGAATACATGGACCCGGCACTCGAAGACACGGAGCATTACGTATTCAAGTTCAAGAATGGGTACGGCGCCAGTGTCATCCGCGGGCCATATAGCCACGGCGGGAACCAGGGGCTGTTTGAATTGGCCGCAATGGAACAGAGCGAAGAAGGATGGAATTTTGTTAACCCGTACAAAACGCCTTTTGATGCTGCCGTAATGGGATTCCTGGACACGAATGAAGTGGCCGATTTGCTGAGGGTCATCAGCAAATGGAAGAAGGTGGAACCATGAAAGAAGCGGAAATTAGCGTAATGAAAGTAACTTATAAAGCGTACGTGCGGCGCGCTATCGAATTGCAAAACTATGCGACACATGTATATGACTACTACTATTGGGAACAAGAAGCAAAGCAGGCCGCATACGTGGCCCAAGGATATGGCATGGCCTGTATGGATATGTTGAAAATAGAAATGGGAGAGGAACGTTCATCGAATCTCGTGCTGTCGTGGCGGCGGGAAGCGATTGAAGAAATGTAAGGAGCTGATAATCATGAAAGGAAGAGCAAAGTGCCGGCGACTCCATGAAGCTGTGACGTTTTGCCTGGGGCTGGCCCTGGCGTGTGGCGTTGGAATCTATCTGGGACATACGGCTGGGGAAGAAGTATACCATAAAGAAATGTCACGGATCCACTGCGTACAGCCAGGAGAAACACTTTGGGACATTGCTGACGGTATCACAGGAGACGATGAAGACATCCGCCAGGTCATCTATCGGATTCAAAAAGAAAACAACATCGCCGACGATGAAGACATCCGCCCTGGCCAGCGCCTGGTCATTAACTTCTAAGGAGGGAGCATAATGGAAAGAACTAAAAAGACTTACATGCCGCCACATATGAGTCTAGCACAGGTTCAGGAGCAGAAAAAAAGCGTCATCTTTCCGGATGACGCAGACCGTTTACTCAATATCGCCGAAGCCGCCGCACGGCTAAGGACGTCGCCGTCTATCATCTCACGATTCATCAAATCGGGGATGCTGCGGGGCTTCCATTTCGGCCGCCGCACGGGTATCCGCAAGGCAACATTAAACGCTTTTTTGGAGCAGTACGACGGAAAAGATGTATTGGCTATCCTGGAAGACCGCGAAAAAGACATGGAAAAAGCCGCCCGGTAAAAACCGGACGGCTACAACAGAGGTGGAAACCAAAAGATAGAAGACGATTACCGAGTACATTATAGCACTGAAAAGACGTAACGGATAAGGAGATGGCGAAAATGAAATGGGTTTTGCCGAAAGATGAATTGCCAGCAAAAGGGCAGCGTGTCATTGTAACTGTACATGTAGGGACGGGCAGGAAACCTATCCAGGCGTGCGGCGCCTACACTGGGAAATACTGGCTGGTCGATATGATTTACAGCAATGTGCCTACGACGCAGATTATGTACTGGGCGCCCATCGCCAGCCTTCCGAGGACATGAACGACCATTGCCCGCTGTGCGGCCAGAAGACGACCAGCTGGGTGTACTGCCCGAAATACCATGCAGACATCTGCCAGAATCACTGCGAATCGTGTCCGTGGTTCATGGGCCGCATGACGTGGAATTGCCGATATAAAAGGAGTGGAAACCATGAGAACAGACGAAGAAAGAGCACAAATCTGGGATAGGATGAACCATCCCAAACTGCGGATCTGCCCAGTATGCGAAAAGCCTTTGACAGGCCGGTCCATCCAGAAATACTGCTCGGCAAAATGCCGCTGTGTGGCGTATAAAGTCACGCGCTGGAAAGAACGGGGATTGCTCAGCCAGAAGAAAGAAGGGCCGTGCAAAGGGAAAAACTTCCTGACAGATGTAGGACGGCTGGAAAAGAAGCTGGGAAAAGATTACGGACAGACAATGGCAGCCGTCCGCCAGACCGCTAAAAAAATGGGAGTCTCGGCACAGGAAGCGGCAGAATGGATGGTGCAGCATGATTAAGATTGTCATCTATAATTTCAAAGGCGGCGTCGGCAAAACGCTGACGACGGCTACTCTTGGCCATCTCTTCGCGACCTGCAGGACAAAACACGTACCTGGCGCGCCGAAAAAGAAACCGCCACGCGTCCTGATGATAGACTTCGACCCACAGGGCAACCTGTCGCAGTTCTATCATCGTTTCACAGCAGACGGGCCGTGCGGACTGCGTACGAAAGAGATACTCGGCACGGACTGGCCGTATCTGGACATCATGCCGGGGAATAAGGATCTAAACAAGCTCGACCGGGAAATGTATCAAGAAAACGATACAAAGCCCTACCAGATCATCAAAGATTATGACATCGTCCTGATGGACTGCCCGCCGGCCTTCAACATGCTGACGGACAAGGCCCTTTCCATGGCCGACTACATCATCGTGCCGGTAAAATTGGACGCTTTTTCCAGCCAGGGACTCGTCGAGCTGGATGCAGACATTGAGGACATATGGGGCGTCAACCCGACCATTCGCCTGCTGGGCGTCCTCATCACGGACTACGAAGAATACGACTACAGCGCCGCAGCGGAAAGTATTCTGCGGGAGCGCTTCAACGTCTTCGAAACGAGAATCGACCACAGCCGCAAGGCGAAGGAAAGTATGCTCGTCTGCCGGCCCATCGGAGAAATGGGCATGAACCTGAAGCCCGCCTGGCAATATCGCAAAGTGGCGAACGAAATCATTAAACGAGTCAAAGAAATGAGGAAGGTGAAGAAATGAATCTCAGGGAAAACATGGGGATGCTGAGAAAAAAAGAACGACAAATCAAGCAGATCCCTGTCGAACTGCTGGTAGAGAACCAGGATAACTTTTACATCGTCGGCGACGTGGAAGAGCTGAAGAACTCCATCGTCGCTGCCGGCGGCGTCCGTCAGAACCTGATTGTCGAACCGATGGACGACGGCCGCTATATGATTGTTTCCGGGCATCGCCGCTGCAAGGCCGTCAGAGAGTTGCTTAAGGAACATGCTGTCGGCATCCCGAATACCGTGCCGTGTGATATTTCCACGGACCACTACGGCAACCAACTGCTGCTGATCGACACGAACAGCACGTCGAGAGACTTGACCGCCTGGGAACGAGTCGAACAGTATAAACAGCTCAACAGTCTGTTTAAATACGGCGTTATGACCGGGAAAATCACAGGCCGCAAGCGCGATGCCATCGCTAAGACACTGCACGAAAGCAAGACCAACATTGCCAGGTACTCGGCTATCTCGAATAACCTGCGTAAGTACTACGAAGACTGGATGAAAAGCGGAAAGCTTGGCATCTCGGCAGCCTATGAGCTGTCGAAGCTGACGCCGGATATGCAAAAAGAATTCTATGAGCAGCATAAAGACGACACGGAAATCACGCTGAAAGCCATCGAAGTCTTCATCGCGCCCATGGCGGGACCGGAAAAGACAGAACCCGTCTATTATCCAGAGACGCAGGGAGAAACGCCGGCAACACACAAAGTAACGCACGAAACGCATGGAACGCAAAATGATGCGTTGCATTTAGAAGAAGACGAAAAGCCAGAAGAAACGCCGCCGGAAGAAGCGGATGAAGAAATAGAACTGGACGAAGAACCAGAAACAGAACCGGAAGATAAAGATATCCGGGAAGCGGTCCTTTATGTTGTTGACCAATACAGAAAAATGAGGTCACCAATGAAATACCTGGTCACACCCAAAAATGAAATATTTAGCACAACATGCCGCCACAGCATCGGCATCGTCGGCGGCGATAACAAGGATATCTTCGATGGAGACGTCATCGAAATCGACATGGGCAAGCCAAGCTATGCAATCGTCATCTATGAGCCGGACCGCTGCCGCTATGAGATGGCCATGCTGGAAGCAAATAATTTAACCGGGAAGGTCAAGTTCCCGGTATTGCCACAGGTAGGCTTCGGAGCCATTATGAACCGCACATCGATAAAACGGCTCGGCAACCTATGCATACCAGGAGAAGCGGAGCAAATAGTACATACTATCATCAAATATGTAGAAAGGAGCACGAAAGATGCGGACGAAAGTGCAGAACCTAACCATCGGTAATAATGCCGGCGAAACGACGACGGCCACGCTGGTCTTCATGGCACTCCATGACATGTACGGCTTCAGCAAAAAGCGAATGGAGCGCCTCAAGAATCAGTGCAATAAATACAACTACGAAAGTCTTGCCAATGACCCGAAATTCACGGGCAAAGCATTCGCGGCACTGCGCAGCCGGTTCGAAGCCATGGGCATCAGCGAACGCCTGGAACGGGACTTCATTAACTGGACCGTATCGGGCCTGGGACTCATCGGCCGCGATCAGCGCGAAGCCGCGACAGCGACCATCGAAGCGTGTTACGTCTACTTATTCCTCGGCCTTAATGAGCTTTTCAAGTTCGGCAAGCAGCGCCTGCTGAAAGTCCAGGAAAAAATAAAATTCTACGCCGGATGCATCCGCGACGGAGAACCAGGCATCGAAGAATACATGAAGTGCATGGAAGTCGAGTGCGGCCAGGTGTATCCGGGCCTCAAAGCCTGCGAAGCCGCACACGGAGAAGTCAAAATATACGGATAGCGAAAACGGGGAGCGCCCAGCGATGAGCGTTTCCCATTTCGCCTATATATGTATTATATATAGAAAACGGCTACCTTCGGGTAGCTGGGGGCTTGTAGTGGGTATTATCTTTAGTACCAAACGAAAGGAGATGAGAAAATGGGCTGGCCGAGAGAGAAAAAAATATTCTGTGGAAAGGAATATTTTGAGATGGATTTGTTCGAGATCAAGAAAACAGAACGCGGAAAAAAGATGCGCTCGCGAAAAGAAAAGCCAACAACAGCAGCGCAGAAGAAAGCAAACCGCAAACGCTCGATACGAGAACTTACCTGGCTGGTCTATACAAATTTCGATGCACGGGACTATTACCTAACACTGACCTGCGAACCGGAACACATGCCGCACGACAAGAAGGAAGCTACGAATACATTACGGAATTATATCCGCCGCGTAAACCGGAGGCTGGAAAAAATGGGGAAGCCGCACGCAAAGTATATTTGCACCATCGAAAGCGGACGAAATCATGATAATTACCATTTCCACTTCGTCATATCCTGCGGACTATCACGAGATGAATTGGAAGACATCTGGGGTATCGGGCTGGCCAATGCGCGGCGGCTGAAAATGCCGCAAGTATTTATGCTGGCCCAGTATCTCACCAAAGAAGTGCGCGAACCGAATGAAAAGTCCTGGCACTGCTCACGGAATCTCAAGAAGCCGACGATACGCAAGAATGATTTCCGTTACTCTCATCGGCAGATGGAAAACATGGCACACAACGTTGACGATAGGGATATGTGGGAAAAGCTGTATCCTGGATACGAATACCTTGAAGCACATGCAACATTTTCCGACGAACAGGGATGGTATATCACGTTGAGGATGAAACGGAGGGAACATGTACCTGGAGAAAACAAAACGCGTCCATCTAAGCGGGACTAAACTACGACAGCTGAATGACGCAGTACATCGACGAGATGGCGGCCGGTGCATCATCTGCGGAGAATACGTAGAGCCTGGCGTAAAATTCCACCACGAACCATGTGGCGTGTATAAGTCCGACGAAATCAACAAAGCCGTATTACTTTGCAACCGATGCCACTACGCACGCCATCATACACAGGTCGCCGAAATCCGAGAGCAGTGCGTAGCGTACTTGCAAGGAATATACGGCAGCTGGGGAGCCAGAAAGAATTGAGGAGGTGATAACATGGAACTGCATATCAGCATCACAGGAGATGAAGCGTCAGGAAAGAAAGTGCTGGACATCTTGACTGGCGGAAGTGTCATGGAGCAGTTAGAGCGGCCAGCCAGGAAGAAGCATGCCGGCCGTTCTAAGAAGCACGACGATGACATCGACATGGATGAAGTATCAGAAAAGATTTTTGGAAAGAAGGTGGACGAATGAACAGCGAACATTATAATGACCCAACGGCAGACATCGCCATCAGCCGTGCCGAAAAGGAACGACGGGAGAAGCGGAAGCAGCGGAGATATAAGATACGGAAGCTCCTGCTCAAGAAAGCGTTGGAGCAAATCGCCGAAGTCTGCGGTATGCGTGTTAAAGTGACATTCATCGACGGGAGGCATAAGTGATGATTATCATCAAGAGTATCGCCATCGGCAAAGATGTCCGAATCGGATTCGTAAAAAGTGGGAACGTCGCTCCACAGGACATCGCTGGCAACCGCGCACAGATGAAACTTGACTTCCAGAGGGCAGATAATCATGACGAGTAGAGAATACCTGCAACATGTATGGATGGTAGACGCCAGAGTACATGAGCTGGAGATGGAGGCCAAAACCATCGAGGAGAACATCACCAGCCTTGCTGGTACGGACTACAGTAAGCCGATGGTAAATGGAGGACTCGGAAGCGACACGTCGGAAAAAGTCATCAAGTGGCTGGAAGCCAGACACCGTGCCGAGCTGGAACAGGAGCATTGGCGACAAGTACGAGAAGAGTGCCGGCAGATTATCATGAGCATAGCATGTGGAGAAAAGACGGCCATCGTACAGATTATCCTGAAGTACCGGTACATCGACCACCAGCAGTGGGAACGGATAGCCGTAGACCTGGGATACTCATACCGCCGCACGCTACAGCTACATGGACTGGCACTCATCGAGTTTGACAAGGCGTACAAAAGATTTCATATTATTTCACATGAAGTGTGTGATATGATGTAAGTGAGCCAAGCGGGGATAAAGGGCACGGCTGGCGCTCGTCGTCCCTGCTACACTTCTCATGGACCAACCACGCGACATAAGGAATAGAGCACCCATCCGGGTGCTCTTTTTCGTAGGAGGAAACATGCTGATGAAGATATGCCCGCGCTGCGGGAAACATATCACCGCCAGTTCTTCCTGCTCGTGCAAAACGAAGCGGGTCAAAGAAGAGCGCCGACGGTACGATAAAAAAAGACGGGACCCAAGGCGGCGGGAATTATATCACAGTCGGATGTGGGAGCAAGTGCGGCAGACCGTGAAAGCCCGAGCTCACGGCCTGGACGAAGTAATGTGGAGCCAGGGAAAGATAGAGCCGGGGACCACGGCACACCACATCATACCCGTTGAAGATCGTCCGGATTTAAAATTCGACTTACTCAATTTAGTGTGGATTTCGGCACATACGCATAAGAACATCCATCGCGAATACAGAAAGTCCCGGAGCGCCAAGGAAGCGGCCCAGCGGCGGTTGAGAGCGATTGTGGATAAGCAGTGGACAAGTCATCACGAGGGGGACGTCAAAAAAGTTTGAGTGCCAAAAATCCAGACCGCGCCTCGGTCTTTTTTCCCGCAAAAACGCCCCGATGACGTTGCTATATATTAATCACGTGAATAAATATAAATCTTCTTAGCGCAACCGGAAGTGAGGTGAAAGCCATGCCGACACCGAGAAAGTTAGTATACATGAAAACAAAACACATGTCTAAAGCCCAGCGGGCCGCCGAAGAGGAAGCGGCCGAACACTTCAAAGCCGGGACGGACGAATTGACCCCGCCGGACTGGCTGCCAGAAGAGGGCAAGAAAGAATTCTGCCGCGTCGTCAAAAATGCCGAAAGGCTGGGGATGCTGGACAACCTTGATTTAGCGGAATTGGTCATTTACGCGAAAAATTGGAGCCTGTTCGTGTCAGCCTCGAAAAACATCCACACGAAAGGGATGGTATACAAAAAGACGGCCCTATCCCCGTATATCCTGGTCGCCGAAAAAGCAGAAAATGCCATCCATAAATGCAGCGCAAAGCTGGGGCTGGCCGCCGTAGATCGCACGCGCTTGGTCAAACCGCAAGCCGAAGACAAGCCGGCCAACAAATACGAAAAGTTCCTGAATGAATATGGCTGATCGTACAACGGCCTATGCTAAACTCGTCGTATCTGGAGGAAGATTAGCCGGAGAGACGGAAAAACAGTGCTGCCGACGCCACCTGGAAGACATGAAACGAGGGCGGGATTTTCCTTACACCTTTGACGCCAAAGAAGCGGAACGGCATATCGCCATTGCCAATACGCTGACCATCGGCGAAGGAACGGAAAAGCGCCCCCTGGTAACGCGTGGCTTCCAGAATTTTATTATCGGCTCGCTCTTCGGATGGCGAAAGAAGCGGTCCAAAGAGCGGAGATACCGTGAAGGCTATGTACAAGTAGGTCGTCAGAACGGGAAATCGTTCCTGGCCGGCGAATTGTGTAACGATTTTTGCACCTTTTCCGGGTACAAACTAGGGCGCATCTTCTGCACGGCTACGAAGCAGGAGCAGGCCAATATCGTTTGGGACGAAGTCGACAAATTTATCGAGACCGACCCAGATCTTACGGAGCTGTATCGTATCCGTAAGTACGACCGGACGATTACCAGCAAAGTCACAGGATGCTATATCAAAGCCGTCGGGCGTGACACGAAAAGCGCCGATGGCTTCCGATCCATTCTGGCCATCGTCGACGAATATCACGCCCACAAAACGGACCAGATGTACAAACTCATGCTCGACGGCCAGATTACCGTCGACAATGCGCTGACCCTGGCTATCACGACTGCCGGCTTTAACCTCAACGCGCCGTGCTATCACCAATATCAATTTGCCAAAAAAGTACTATCCGGCAACGTGCAAAAAGACTCACTTTTTATCTACATCGCCGAGATGGACCCGGAAGACGACATCTGGAAGCCGGAAAATTGGGCCAAAGCAAACCCGCTGAACCTGTGGAAGGACGACACGACTTTAGACGACGAAATGCTGGCCAGGATGGCTGAAAAAGCCATCGATGCCAAGGAAAAACAGGGCGAGGACCTAGTAAATTTCCTGACAAAGTCACTCAATCAATGGGTCACATACACCGGCGGCGCCCTCATCGACCTGGACGCCTGGCACGCTGGCGCCGAGAATTTGACGTTAGAAGACATGCGTGGCCGTAACTGCTATCTGGGCATCGACCTATCAAGCGGCGGTGACCTAACCTCCATCGCTCTCGTATTCCCGCTCGACGAGGGAAAGGCTTACGTATACAGCCATTCGTTCATGCCGAAATTGCGCCTGGCAGAGCACGAACGGACCGACGAAGCTCCATACCGAATATGGGTACGTGACGGACTGCTGACGCTGACTGACGCCATGTACGGTATCAAGACCGATTACAAGTACATCATCGCCCATCTGCATACCTTGCAGGAGCAGTACGGTATCCACATCATAGGATGCGGTTACGACCCGCATAATGCATCGGCCTTTTTGGCCGACCTGGGCGAAACACTGGATTGCGATTTGACGGAAATTACGCAGTCCGCCAGGTCGCTAAACGACGCAACGCAAGATTTTCGGCTCAGTGTAAAAGGGCACTGCGTACGATATGATCAACAAAATGCGTTAATGACCTGGAGCGTTGTCAACGCCATTACGACGACAAATAGTTTCGGAGAAATCAAGGTCGACAAAATGACCCAGACAGAACGGATTGACGTCGTCGACGCTATTATCGATGCCTGGAAGCTCTATTTTGACAATCAAAACCAGCCGCCGGACATCGATGCCGATGCCGTCATGAACACATGGCTGGGAATCGTCAACGAGGAGGAACAATGAATTTTTTCAAACGCATGACTAGGCGGCTATGGAACAACAATGAAAGTGGACGTATGAGCCTGGCCGACGTCAATAATTTTTTCGGGCGGGAAATGCAGCAGCAGTATGGGCCAGACATCTCCGAAATTACGTATTTTACCTGCCTGAAAACACTATCGGAAGCGATGGGGAAACTACCAATCTATCTCGTAGACGCCGACAAGAACCGGGTCATTAACCACGAAACGACGCCGTTTTTGTCCGTTTCGCCAAACCAGCTGATGACGCCAGCACAGATGCTGACGTCAATGGAATATTGCCGGAATCATTTCGGCAACGCGTATTTATATCCGGACCGGGACCCGGCAGGAAATTTAATCGGGATATACCCATTGGATCCGCGATGCGTCACCATCTGGGTAGACAACACGGGCATCCTTGATGGGCGGCCGTACATGTATCAGTATGTGGATCCGAAATCGGCAAAAGCGTACTGGTTCCTGCCGGACGACCTTATCCACGTCCGCTCATGGATTACTGGCAACGGCGGATATGCCGGCAAGAGCGTCCGCGAAATCCTGGCATCGTACATGCAAGGGAATAAATCATCTCAAGAATTCATGAACGAGTTGTACCAACACGGGCTAACCGCAAATGTCATCGTCAAGTACGTCGGCGATCTGTCCAAAGCGAACCGCGAAAAATTAGTTGCACAGATGACGCAATTGGCCGGAACGAAGACAGACCGGGTGCTGCCATTGCCGTACAACTGGGACGCCGTACCGCTGAATTTGTCGCTGACAGATTCGCAGTTCTTCGAATTAAAAAAGTTCAGCGCCCTACAAGTGGCGGCGGCCTTCGGCATCAAGCCGAATCACTTGAACAACTACGAAAAGAGCAGCTACGCGAACAGCTCGGCGCAAAACTTGTCATTCTATGTCGACACACTGCTCTTCAACTTGACGCTCTACGAGCAGGAATTTACGCGGAAGCTACTGACCCGGGCGGAACAAGCTAAAGGGCTGCATTACGAATTTAACGTTTCTGTCATTTTACGCGGCGATCCGGAGCAACAGTCGAAGACACTACAGACTTATGTAACATCGGGGATTTACACAATCAACGAAGCACGAAGGAAGGCAGGGCTTCCACCTGTCCCGGACGGCGACGTCATTTTAATCAACGGCTCGTATGTCCCGCTAAAAGACGCCGGACAGGCCTACCAGAAGGGAGGTGAGACGAATGAAACGTAAATTATTAAATGCCATCACTGTCCAAGACGTCAGCCAGTCGGAAGCCGAAATTTACATCCACGGAAACATCATGGACGACAGTTACGACAGGTACTTTTGGAGCGACGATGAAAAAAGCGGATATGTTCTGCCGATTGATGTGAGAAAGCAACTGGAAAACGTAAAAGGCAAGGATTTGACTATCTATATCAATTCGGATGGCGGGCTGGTATCTGCCGGTATCGCCATCGCCAACATGATTTCCCGCCATGAAGGCCACACTACGGCTATCATCGACGGCTGGGCCGCATCCATCGCGTCGGTCATATTTATGGCAGCCGACACGCGGAAAATGCCAAGTAATACATGGCTGATGATTCACAAGCCCATGATTCAAATGGCAGGCAACGCCGACGACTTGCGGCGAGGTGTGTCTTTTTTGGACACCATTCAGGCAGGAATTGAAGACACATACATGGGTCGGGCTAAAGAGGGCGTTACCACCGAGCAGGTGCACGATATGGTTAACGCAGAAACGTGGATGACGGCCGAGGAAGCGGCTGAGATTTTCGACATCGAAGTCATTGACGAACAAATGGAAGCCGCCGCCTGCGCCGGGATGATTTCAAATGCCTTCAAACACGTGCCGGAAAATCTGCTCAACTCGCCTATTTTCAAGAAGAAAGCAGTGCTGCCGCCGAAAGATACCGCAAAACAGCGGGCATTTATTTTAAAAGCATTAGCAGATAGCAAATAAGGAGAAAAGCATGAGAAAAACCATCGAATTAAAGAAGCTGCTCGACGCGCAGCGCAAGAAAGTTGACAACCTTTTCAAACAGGAACAGTTCGACGAAGCCGCCGCCGAAGCCAAGACGCTCAACGAATTAAAACGAGAATATGACATTGCCGCTGCCGTAGAAAGCGCGGCCAATGCGTTTCGAGGCGAGCCCATCAACAACAAAATTATGGGAGCGAAAGACACAAAGAAAGCACATAACAGGATTTTTAACAAGCTCGTCCTTGGGGATAAATTCGGGTTTGCCACCTTGACGGATGAAGAACAAGAATACGCTAAAACGCTAAAAAACGCCAGCTCAGGTCAGCTGGGAGCCACACCGAGCAAGGGCGGATATCTTATCCCGGAAGAACAAATGGACACGATTCTCGAACCGCGCCGGGCTTTTACGCAGTTGAAAAACTACTGTAATGTGCAGGTAGTCAGCAGCCGTGTTGGCAGTATCCCGACAGCAACGGAAGAAACGGGACAGCTTGACGATTTCGACGAACTGGGAGAAATCTCGAACACTGATATTGATTTCGGCCAAATTAAATGGTCGACACACGATTACGGCGACATTATCCCTGTTGCCAATCAGCTTCTCCAGGACATTGACGTAGATCTGACGGGGTTAATTGCCAACCGCTTTGCCCGTAAGGCAGTCAATACAGAAAACGCAAAGATTTTAGCACTGATGCAGGGACTCAGCGTAACGCAAATCAAGGACTATAAGGGCATCAAAACGGCCCTCAACAAAACACTGGATCCGGAAATCTCAGCCACAGCGACAATTTTCACCAACCAGACCGGCTATGACTATCTCGATCAGTTAGAAGATGCGCAGAAGCGGCCGTTGTTGACACCGGATGTCACCGCGCCGGGGCAGTACCGTTTCCGTGGACGTCCGATTGTCGTATTAAAAGACACAATCTTTAAAGTCGATGATACAACTATCCCCTTCCTGGTCGGATCCTTGTCCGACTTCGCTATTTTCTTCGACCGCGTCGGCGTCGAAGTGGCCGTATCGACAGAGGCCCTTTTCTCAAAATACGCTACAGCTATCCGCGCCGTAGAACGATTCGACGTACAGAAACGCGATGGCGACGCCATGGCCTATCTGACATTGAAGACAACGACTGCATAGGAGGTGATTATATGGCGCTGACATTGGAGCGGACAAAAGAATATCTTCGCGTCGATAGCGACGATGATGATGCACTGGTAACGAGCCTCATGGTAGCGTCGGCGTCATATATGGCCGCTGCCGTGGATGGATATAGCGAAAAATGCAAAAGCGATAGCCAATTTTCCGCTCTCGGCGATGCCGTAGAGCTGGCGCTAATTGCTGAAATGTACGAAAACCGGAATGTTTCCGGACAGGAGGCCAAAGACTACAGCTATACCGTACGCTCAATTATCACGCAGCTCCAAAATTGGAGTGATAGCGCATGAACATCGGAGAATTTGACCGTCGTATCGAGCTGTATCACGCAGAACGTGTACCGGACGGCATGGGAGGATGGGAAGAGGAGGAACCGAAGCTTCAGGCGCGAGTATGGGCCAAATTCTTACGGCCGAAATTCTGGGAGGGGCTAGCCGCTGATGGGCCAGCATCCAGCATTACCCAGGGCATAACCATCCGGACACGGACTGTCGATTTAGACTGGACCGTGCGCTATAAAGGGCAGGAGTATCGGATACTCCACATCGATTACAGCGAGAAAGAAACAATAACGCTTACGTGCCAGGCGGTGATACACAATGGCTAAATTTATCCGGGCCAACCTGGAAGAATGCACCTACAAGGCCATCAGCGACATCAGCAAATACGACGACGAAACGAAACAACGTTTACAAAACGTCGTCAGGGATAAAACAGACGCACTGGCCGACGCGGCCATTAAAAACGTCCACGTCCATACGGGGAAGCTTATGGCGGGCATCCAACGAGAATATGATTTAACACCCGAACATGCGACGGGTAAAGTCATCGCCAAAGCGCCACATTCTCATTTGATAGAGTTCGGCCATCGTGGCGGACTTGTCATACCGGTTCGGAAAAAAGCTTTGGCGCCGGGCGGAGACGGATGGTTTATGAGTCATGCCGTCATCCCCGCACAACCAGCGCACCCATTTATGCAACCGGCCGTAGACCAAGTGCAGCCGGAATTTGATGCAGCTCTCAAGGAGGCCATCGACCATGATACGTAACATCCCGTTCACGGCTGTACAGCGCGCCCTATATGAGCTACTGAGCCAAGGGCAATCAACCCCAGTATATGACAGTATCATCACGGGAAAAGAAAAATTCCCGTATATCTACCTGGGAGCATTTGAGGGCGTGCCAGCCAATGAAAACAAAACCGTAGCACAGCATACCATTACCCAGACCATCCATGTGTGGAGCATCAAAGATGGGAAAAAAGAAGTCAACGGTATACTGGACGACATCGCTTATTTGCTTACTAAATATACACTGCCGCTCAAGACATATCGACAGATAGGCGACGCCCATATCGTACAATATCAAGTTGTCGGCGAGCGATATGAGAATGGCGCAAATGCGTACCAGGGCATTTTGCTCGTCAGTTACACCATCGAACAAATTAACGATTAAAAGGAGAAAAAACAATGGCATTAACAGAAGAAAGAATCAAAAATCTGCCGAAAATGGACAATCAATCCCAGGCCGTAGCCGGGAAAGATACACTGCTTTTTGTAGCTGTCTCCAAAGACCCGACAGAATGGCTGCTTGTCGGCGGCCAGAAAAACACGCCACTGTCGAGAAGCGCAGACTCCATCGATGCGACAAATAAAGACAGCGGCGAATACTCGGAAAAAATTCCAGGTATGTTGTCGTGGAACATGAACTACGAAGGGCTTTATGTCAAAAACAACGACGCCTACGCCGTATTAGATGACCGGTTCAGCCATCGCAAGCCGGCATTTGTCCGCATCGAATATCCCGACGGATCGTATCGAACGGGATGGGCTTCCGTCACAAAAATCGAAGAAGAACACAACTATAAAGATGTGTCGACAGCCAAAATTACTCTCGAAGGGAAAGGGCCAATCAGCGAAATTCAGACCATTGGTACGCCCGATGTATCGACCAAGACTATCGCTGTCACTAAAGGGAACGCCGCCGATGCCTCGATTACCATTACACCGGCCACGGCCTTCCCTCGATCGATTAAATCCAGCGATGGCGATACTCTCCGCCAGGATGCGGACTTCACGTACGTAGAAGGGGCATTAACTATCAAAAAAGAATATCTTGCTGGAAAAGTAAGCAATTTCTCGCTGACTATCAAACTGACAGCAGATGTGGAATGCACTGTCAGTGTAACGGTATCGGCATAGGAGGGCGATTGGATTGAAGGAATCGGTAAAAATTTTAGCTGGAGAAAAGACATATGACTTGTACTTCGATATTGGCGATATGAGGAACATGGAGCGGGAAATCAACCGCTCTATTTTATCGCTATATACCGAAGGACTATTGCGCAATATCACGATTGACGTCATCGTAGCAGCCATCCGCTACGGCATCCACGATGAAAAACACGGCAAACGCACCGATGAAGAGTGCTACGACATCATCCAGGCATTCTGCGACGCTGGCGGCGATATAGATAATATGGCCGGCGCTGTCATCAATGCGTTTCTTAAAAGTGGATTTTTCGGTCACTACCCGGAAGAAAAAAATGTGGAAGCGGAGAAGGAAACGTCGTCGTCCACTCCGTCGAAGAATGGATAACGGCGACAGAACCCATCGCATACGGTCCGCTAAGGCTATCGACGACGGAGTTTGAAAAATTACAGCCGCAAGAGTTTTACAAGCTCTTAGATGGCTATCGACAAAGAAAAAGAGAAGAAGACCGCCGCCGGTCCTACTTCACATCGATGATTATGAGCTGTATGACCACCAAGCCGGTAAAACCGGACGACGTATACTACGGCATCCATCCGGAAGACAAACCGGATGATGAAGAAAAAGTACGAAATGAGTACGAAGAGTTTTGCAAATCCATGGGTATTTGAGAGGAGGATAAGCCATGTCTACTATTGCGGATTTAATCATAAAAATCGGGGCGGATAGTTCGGGGCTGTCCTCCGAATTAAACAAATCCCAAGCAGAAATCAAACAGGCTTTTTCGGCAGATCCCATTAAAGAGCTAGGAGCCAGCGCCGACGACGTAACCAGCAAAATAAGCAACTTGACTGGCGGACTGACGAAGCTCGCCGGTATCGCCGCTGGTGGCTTCGGGCTGAACGCCGTCGTACAGGGAGCCGTAAACGCTGGAGAAGCGGTCTATCAGCTGGGACAGAAATACAGCATGACAGCCGCCCAGGCCGGACAGCTCAGCGCCGTCATGAAATTCACCGGCGGTGACGTCGACACGGCAGCAGCGGCCATCATGAGACTGGATAAGACGCTGACGTCATCTGGCGATGCCGGGGATAAAGCCCGCGCCGTTATGCAGCAGATGGGATTGTCTATGACAGACTCGTCAGGAAAGCTAAAACCGCTGAATGACCAGCTGGCCGCCTTGGCTAAAGGCTACCAGGAGGCAAAAGCCGCCGGACAGGGCCAAGAATTTATCATGAATACCCTTGGCGTCCGTGGCCTAGCACTGACGAAAACGCTGAATAACTACAACGAGGCAGCCGAACGTGCGTCGCGCATCAAAGGTATTGGGCTGAATCCAGAAGAGATGCACAAAGCCTACATGGATATGCAAGAAGTAAATATCCAGTTCGGCAAATTGGGCGCTGTCGCCGGGTCCGCCCTGGCTCCGCTAGTATCAGAAATCATGCCGAGCGTACAGAGCGGGCTAGCCCGTATTGCAACACTGATTGCTCAAAACAAAACAGCTATCAGCACGGCTATTGTAGAGGGCACAAAATTACTGGCACTCTATAAAGCCATGCAGTTAGCGCAAAAGGCAGTAAATACGGGAAAGAACATGTACAACACCGCCAAAACGGCGATGAACAGCAGACAGCAGGCGGGGCAGACAGCCCAAGACGAAAAAAGGATGGCACAGCTATCGGCACAGCAGGAAAAAATGATCCAGAAGTCCATCGCTGACTCCAATCGGATGTATCAGCAGCGCCGAAAAGAAGCCATCAAAACAGCGCAGCAAGAAAACATGTCTGCCCAAGAAATGCAAACATTCCTTTCGGAAAAATTTGCCCAAATCGGACAGGAAGCGGCGGCCACAGCAGAGCAGATTAGAAACCGGATGACCGCCGCTTATCAGCAAGTCAATATCGCTGCCCAGGAAGCAGCATCGGGCGTACAGGAAGCCAACGTACGAATGGCAGAAAGCAGCGCGCAAGTAGCCGAGTCAGAAGCGGCCACGGGAGTCGCTGCCCAGGAAGCGGCCGTCGTGAAGCAGGAAGCCAACGCTGAGAAAATTGCCTCAAACGAGGAAGTTATCGTGGCCAATAGTGAAGTCGCGGACTCAGAAATAGCGACCGGCGCCGCAGCAGAAGAAGGGGCCGTCACTAAGCAGGAAGCCAATGCCACAAAAATCGCCTCGACCGAAGAAACCATCGCGGCCAATGAACGCGAAAAAGCGTCGGAAATCGCAACTGGCGTCGAAGCGACCAACACTGGCAATAAAAGTGTTGCCGCCAACGCGGCCGCACAGGGCGGTCTGGCAAAAACCGAAAGTAAGGTTAAAGACGTAGCCAAAGGACACGCCGTAGCGGGAAATACCGCCGTAAAAGCGGGGAAAAACACGGTAGGCGCACTGGGAAATGTCAGCAAAGCCGCAGCCAGCGCTGGAAATGCGCTGCTGGCTATGGCTGGCGGCTGGCAATCGGTAGCCATCATGGCCCTGTACGCAGCCTACTGCGCGTGGAAATACTTTCATGCCAAACACGAAGCACAAGAAAATAACACCTGGACCGGAGACGGCGACTATGCCGGATCTACGTATATCGCTAAAGACGGCAAGATTTACAAATATGTCAAAAAAGACCCAAGTGCCGCCATGAACGACTTATACGGGTCTGGCAGCGACATGGAGCTGGAAGAAGTGGACATGGACAGCGATGAAGGCAGAGCGGCTTATGCTGGAATCGGCTCAAATCCTAACAGCTCCATTGCACTGTTCGAAAAAGAGCAGGAAGCAAAAGAAAAGATGGATGAAGCTAACAAAAAAGCGGACGACATCAACTTTGATTTCCCGGATATAGACACCGGTGGCGGCGGAGGCGGCTCTTCTTCCGGCGGTTCTTCGTCGGCCGCCTCGGAAAAAGCGGCTACGCCGATGAAGACGGTCTATTCGTTTGAAAACGACCCGGAACTTGCTCCCTACGCTAATGAAATCAAATACGCCGGCAGTTACTGGGGCGTACCACCTGAGCTCATCGCGGCTATCATCAAAACAGAAAGTCACGGCAGGGCGGACGCCTGGTCTTCGGACGGCGCACACTATGGACTCGGCCAAATCTCGCAGGACATCGCCGACCAGTATGCCGGCGGTCAAGGCTATGGCGACGGATCCGATTACAACCAAAATATTATGGCTGTTGGCGGCTATCTAGCTGACTTGTATCAGCAGTACGGTAACTTGAATCAAACTATTTCGGCGTATAACGCCGGCCACGCGACGGACTCTAACATCGGTTATGTTAACTCGGTATTGAGCTACATGAACGCCATGACGTCGAGGCAGGTTCCGGATAACGGTAGCACTGCTGCGGCTCAGCCCGTTGAATACGACGTACCCGTTGGCGAGCTGGCTGCTTACCACGCTATCAATGACTACTGGGACGGCGAACAATGGCGCGGCAATCTCGGTAGCGATGCCGCTGGCTGGTGCGATGACTTCGTGCACCAAATCTATAAAGATGTCTTTACACAGCTAGGTAAAGCAGACCCGTTCGGCGACGGCGTCGTTAATGACGCTTCCTTTAAAGCCCTGGGCGCATACCACGCCGGGGATCTGGAAGCTGTCCGCGGCGCCCTGCAAGTTGGCGACCTCGTCGACACACCGGGGCACGTCGGTATCTACATCGGCAACGGCATGGTCCGCAGCCGACAGTCCAGCGCCGGTGTACACGATCTGTCTCTGGATGAATTTAACAATACTTTCGGTGGCATCCAGGGCTACGGCTCGCTGGCCGAAGTAACGGGTGGTCTAACAGTCAAGAGCAGCCTCGTGGGTAAAATGGCCGTCAACCAGGCCGCGGCAGAAGCGGCGAAGAAGCTGGAAAAGGCTAAACAGGACTATGCTGAAATATTGGTAGGCTTGGAAGCAGCCACGCATAAGCCGGACACGGCCTACGAAGAAGGCATGCTAAAAATCATGGACGACGTCGCAAAGAAGCGGAAGAAAATTCAGGAAATCGACAAAGTCGGTGGCGTCGATACCAGTCAGGCAAAAAAATTACTCGGTGAGTATAAAGCCCAGCAAGTAAAGGCGTTGAACCAGAAAATCAAAGAAAGCAATGACGAATTAGCGGACGACACGGCTAAAATCACGGCCCAGATGCAGGGCAACTACGAAGCCATGTATGATGCTGAGCTAAAAGCGGCCATGTCCAAATTGGACAAGGAAAAAGAAGCACGCTTTAAAGCTGTCGCAAAACACAAAGACGACCTCGACGCCCGGATTGCCGTCGAAGAATGGTATGAAACGAAATCCTTAGAGCTGACTAAAAAGCGAGAAAAGGAACGCCGGCAGGAATTTGATAACAGCGCCAAGGCCGCCATCGAAGACCTGGACACGGTAAGACTTTACGAACTGACGACATCCAAAAAAGGAACGCAAGATATTTACTGGGACGAAAAGAAAAAAGCCATGTCGACATTTTACTCAGCATGGCGCCAGGCGAATATCTCGACGATGGGCATTGCCAATGAGGCGGCATCGGCCATGGAATCAGGCTTGTCCAATGTTTTTAGCGACCTTGGGAACAATATCCAAAACGTCGGGAAATTAGCCCAGAACATGGGTAAAGTCATCCTAGATATGATTGTCAAAATCACAGCACAATGGGCCGCAGCGAAAATTACAATGGGCCTCTTAGGAGGCTTCTTGGGGATGGGGACCACCATCACCAACCCGTCACAAACTGCATGGGGCATTGCCATGCCGAGTCTGACAGGCGCTGCGTCGGGCCTGTCACTCGATACGGGACTATCCTTTCTGGGGGCCGATATACCAGCATTTGCCAGCGGCGGCCGTGTCACTGCACCGACACTGGCCCTTCTTGGTGAAGGGCAGGACGAAGAAGGCGTTTATCCGCTCAACGACGATACCTATAACCGCATGGCACAAGGCATCGTCAACGCCCGGGGCAATCTGGGCAACGGCAACGCGCCGGTCGTCAACATCATCAATAACAGCAGCAGTCAGGTCAGCGTCAAGGACAGTCACTATGACAACACCATGCGCCGCTGGATCCTGAACGCCGTCGTCGAAGACGTCAACAACAACGTCGACGGCTCGGCGACGAACCTGAAAGCCGCTCTGGGGGTGAAATAAATGAGTACGAAAATCTTTCCTGCTAATAAGCTGCCGAAGCCAATGTCTACCTCGGCGTCGAATATCGGAGACACTTTTTTGGAGACGCTGACAGCCAGCACCATCACCACCGAGACCGACGGCGGCTATAAGCAAACCCGCCCCCGCAACACCCGCGTCAAAACGACCTGGGCCTACTCCTGGGCGAATCTGAGCGATACAGAGTACAGCGTACTCAAAGATTTTTATAAAAGCGTCGGCACGGCGGACATGTTTACTTTTACGGACTACGCGTTAGGGCAGTCTCATACCGTTCGCTTTTCCGGTGACTTTTCCGGGCAGTACTACCAGCCCACGGGCTGGTCAGTGACGCTTACTTTCGAGGAGGTGTAAGTTATGCTTACGTGGGAATCCGCCGCCATCATGGAGAAAAACAAGCTGGCCAGCGACAAGCCTTTTTTGATGCTCGTCGAAGTCACTCATAAAAGCCTGCCTGACACGGTGCGACTGGTACGGAATACGGAAGACGTGACCTGGAATGGCCACGTCTGGACCCGCTTCCCGCTTAAATGCGACTCCGTGACGACCGATGGTAAGACGATGCCGACGTGCAAGCTGTCCGTCTCCAGCTGCGGCGGCCTGCTGATGGGCTACGTCAAGCGCTATGAGGGCCTAACGGACGCGGCTGTCAAAATCTACATGGTCCACGCGGCCATGCTGGACCGGACGCAGCCGCTCATGACGCTGGAGTTCGTCGTCCGCGGTACCAGCTACGACGAATCCTGGATTACTTTCGAGCTGGGATGCGCCCCGGACGTATACAACCGTTTCCCGCCGGATAAATACATGACTAACTATTGTCCTTATAAATTTAAATCGGTGCAGTGCGGCTACGCCGGGAACGCGGATTGTTGTAATAACACGCTTAAAGAGTGCCGTATCCGCTCACGTTTCGGTGGGGAACAGGGGATGACGGGTAATTATGCTTAACTATCAGGATCTAGTCGGCATCCCCTTCGTCGATGGGGGCCGCACCTTGCAGGGTTTTGACTGTTGGGGTCTTGTCCGCTACATTTACGGCCAGCGAGGCATACAGCTGCCTGAGTACCCCATCGACCCGAAAGACCGAGTAGCCGTACACCGCGCCATGGAAGCAGGCGCGGCCTCGTGCTGGCAGAAAGTACAACATCCGAAAGAAGGCGATGTGGTGCTTTTAGAGCTGGCTATAAAATGCGCGAATCACGTCGGCGTCTATATCGGACGTGGCGATTTTATCCACGCCTACGGGACGGCGGTTGTCATTGACCGACTGAGCCATTGGCAGTCCCGCGTCGTGGGATTCTATCGGCCAAAGGAGGGAGCCTATGATTGACTTAATTGTAATCGACAACCCGTTCACCATGGAGCGGACGGAAACAAAAGCAGAATACACCGGGTGCCCTTTAACGACGTATCTGGACCTGGACTGGGGTGTCTACGACATCTATAAAAACGGCCAGCAGCTATATGCGCCGGACCGCTGCTATCCTCTGGATGGCGAACAGTACGTCATCGCGCCCCACGTTGGCGGCGGTGGCTTTAAAAAAGTATTTGGCATGGTGCTGACTATCGGTCTCATGATTGCCGCTCCGCACATTACTTTCGGGTTGTCGAGCATGTTTGCTCGGTCCTTGGTATCCGGGGCCATCATGATTCTCGGCGGCAGGCTCATCAACAGTATGCTGCATCTCAATCAAGTGCCGCAGGTAGAGGTTAACCAATCGCAATCCTATGGCTGGGAATTGCCGACGGTGCAGACGCAGGAGGGCAACACCATCGGAGAAACGTATGGCTCCTGTATCCCGGCACCACAATTACTCATGTGTCATGTCGACACCGTCGATGATAGCACGCAATACCTTAATGTGCTGTACTGTGGCGGCTATGGCCCAGTTGACAGCATCACTGACCTGCGCATCGGCTACACGCCGATTGAAAACTTTCAGGATTGCCAGGTCGAAACACGCACTGGGACGAATGACCAGGCGCCGATTTCTTTTTTCCCAGATACCGTGGCTGACCAAAGCGTCGACATGACGCTGAAAGAGGGAAATGCCGTTACACGAAGCACAGACAGCAGCGACGTCAATCGTATCGACGTTACTGTGACGTTCCCATCCGGCATCTACTATCAAAAAGACGACGGGAATTTCGGTGATCAGACGGCCCGCTTTAACATCGCGTATCGTGTGACCGGCACGAATAACTGGTCCAGTCACGATTACTCGATTACTCGGGCTACCAATCAGGCCGTTCGGAAAACGTATACGTTTAGTGGCCTAGCTTCGAATCGCTACGACGTTCGCGTCACGGCTGTGGAAACGCCGCTGACAAATCGTCGCTGCGCACTGATGCAGTGGTCCATCTTGTCGGCATATATCTACACCGGCGCCTTCATCCGGCCGAATAAAGTCCTTGTTGCTATGCGCGTCAAAGCGACAAGTCAGCTTAACGGCGGCGTCCCAAATCTCACATGGACGCAGACCCGGCGCAATGTGTGGGTATATGATCCGACGACGAAAACCTATGTACAAAAAGCGGCGGACAACCCCATTTGGGCCGCGTACGACATCTTGCATCAATGTCGGCGGCTGAAGAACGTGAATACCGGAGCTTACGAATTTGTCGTCGAAGGCACGCCTAAAGATCGGTTCACGGCCTATTGGCAAGAATGGGTAGATGCCGCAGCATATGCCGACGAAATGGTAACGACGAACGACGGAACAAAAGAAAAACGTTTCCAGTTCGACGCTATTTTCGACACGTCAATGAAGAGGCTGGAAGCGGCCAACAAAGCGGCCAACGTCGGCCATGCCGTCATCATTCAGCACGGCACACAGTTTGGTATCGCTGTCGACAAACCAGGCGTCATGCGTCAAATCTTTGGCGAAGGACGGACGCTCATGTCATCATTTAATGGCTCTTTCTCTTCGCTGGATGACCGGGCCCGCTCCGTTGAAATTACATATAACGATAAAGACAACGATTACAAAAATACTGAATTTTTCATTCGGTCGGCCCGCTACGCACAAGACGTAGAGCTACAGGATAATACGGCACAGCTCACACTTTTCGGTGTGTCACGGCGCTCTCAGGCTTATCGTGAAGGCATGTATCTTCTCGCGACAAACGAAAGGCAGCTGGAGACGGTCACGTTTTCGGCCGACATCAATGCCATTGTCTGTGAATATGGAGACATCATCGGCGTCAGCCACAGCGTGGCCCGGATTGGCCTGGCATCGGGCCGCATCGTGGCTGTCGATGGGAATACTATCACGTTGGATAAAGACGTCACGCTGGATGCCAGCGAAAGCTATGGCGTAAAGATTCAGCTTTCCGCTAATGACCACATCATCAGCCGGGACATTAAAGCTGTTGCCGGAACATCAAATAAAGTCACGGTGACGACGCCCTTTGATGCAGACAATACGCCGGCTGTGTATGACACGTACGCTCTGGGAGTCGTCGATAAAATCGTCCAACCCTTCCGTATCACGAAGGTCGAAAAGGACAGCGACGAGAAAGTGTCACTGACTTGCGTGCAGTACGACGAAGCAATCTACGACGTGGACTATAGCCGCTATCCAGTAATCGATTACACGGCACAGGACCCGCTCAGGGCACCTGTTAATTTGACACTCGTCGAACAGGCCCAGCGCAACTACGCAGGCGTCAAAATCGACAACATCGTCGCGTCATGGCAAATGCCAGGGAATAGCCGCTATGAGTCTTTCCGAGTCTATTACTCCGTCGATGGCGTATCCTGGACCAGCTGCGGCAGCACGACGGACATGCAGATGACCATTGGTAATGTGGACCCGACAAAACGGTACCAGGTTCGTGTAAGTGCAGTTCTCGACGGCGTAGAGTCCGCGTACGTACTGGCTACTATCAGCTTGACTGGCAATATCCAGCCGGCCGTGGAACCGGAAAACGTCGTGGCTTATACACAGTTCCGCAAGCTCTTGGACGGTACGGACCGCTATGACATCGCCGTATCGTGGGGGCCTGATGGGCTGACCGGCCGTGTTTACTATAAGCCGAACCATGTGCAAGCGGACCAACTTGTTTTTCAAGATGGCGTAGCAGCCGACGAGCTTGGCTGGTGCGGCCCCTGGACGTATGCCGGCACCGGCGTCAATCAGGTTACTATCCCGCAGTGCGTTCCAGGCGACACTTATCGCATCGCAATTTGCACAGCCAACGAACTTGGCGAGTATACGACACCAGATAACTCACCGCACAAAGATGTACTGTGTGCCGCCAGGACGACGACGCCGAACACTCCAGGGAAAGTATCCATCCTATTCCACGAAGACCATTGTACGGTCAGCTGGGGCGCCGTCACGAATGCCGACATCGCTTTTTATGAGGTTCGCACGGACACCGGCGCGGGCACGAAAGACGGTGCCTTCCTGCTACGCACGAACAGCCTGATAGCTGATGTTAAACTGACGAACCGCTCAGGTAAATTATACGTATTTGCCTGCGGTACCGATGGGAAGTACAGTGCGGCGGCAGAAATGCAGTACTATAAACCGGAACCAAAGGAACCAGATGCCCCTACCGTTACAGATAAACTGGGCGGTATGAGCATCGTCGCTGGGGCTATCCCGGATGACTGCAACGGGATGTACGTAAAAATCAATGATACCATCCTGTTTACGGCAAATAATGCGCTGACTTATAGCTGCCCAGCCGGGATTTATGATGTAAGCGTAGCATATTCCGACCTGTTCGGCACTGGACCGTATTCAGGTGCGACGCGATGTGTGGTAAAAGCCCTGGTAGACTCGTCACTGCTTGAAGACCAAGCAGTGACAAGGGAAAAAGTCGACAAGGTCATCGACCAAGCCATAGAAGACACACAAACGACGCTCCCACAGCAAATCAAAGATACTGCACAATCTGCAAATGACGGCATAAAAAATATTATCGACGAGCTAAACAAAGAGCCAGGGGACAGCGGTTATAAATCCATCTCAAAGCTGGAATCGACCGCTACCAGCTTGTCATCGACATTTGCCACCCAGAAGGAAAAGCAAGACGGCATCAACAGTAGCGTAGAAACACAAATCAGTCAGATCAAGCAGGACGCTACCAGCTTGTCATCGGCAGTAACGACCAATAAAACAAATCAGGATAAAATAAACGAATTGCTGACGTCGAAAATTACGCAAACATCATCGTCAATAACGGCCGTGGTCACAAATCTAAACGATGCGACAAAAATTAAATCATACTCAGCCATCGCCCAGATGAGTGACGCAATCGCATCAAAAATTACGCAGGGTGACATGGTATCTTACCTACAGCAGGATCATACCGGCTTTTACATTAAAGGCAGTCTGATTAATATCGATGGGACTACTAAAATCGGGAATAATATCATCACCAAAGATATGCTCCAAAGCAAATCGATAACTGCGGAAAAAATGGACGTTAGCAGTCTGTCGGCCATCACGGCAACCATCGGGACGCTGCGGACAAAGACAAGCGGGGCGCGTACCGAAATCAAGGATAATATAGTTGAGGTATATGATGACAATAATATACTGCGCGTCAGACTGGGGGTCTGGATATGAGTAGTTGTGGTTTACAAACTTTTGACAGTAACGGGAAAATAATCGTGGACACCAGCTCACGATTACAAAAATATTTAGGTACTTTATACTGTGGTGCTAATGCACGGCGCGCATCCGTACAAAACGATGACTTGCTGAATGGCAAATTATGGTATCTAGTCGTACCGGATAGTTATCCCGACAATATCGCTAGTGGGAATAACACGTATACTTACGCAACACCATCGGTATCGACTAACGGTAATACTCTGGTTTGTACCTGGGGGAATGATCATGTAGCCTGCCACGTTCATTATGGGGTGTATTGATGTGAAATATTTTGAGTCGAAAACAGATTCTGGCGTTATCCAAATCAATGATAGTTATAAAAATCTGTATCTGTCTCGTAAAGTGGCCATCTCTCAAAACAGCAGTGGCAGCGGAGATTTGCAAGCTGGTGAATTTCTAGTCGGCATCGGGAATGGAACTAACAGTATTGATGGATGCGTCATCAACAGGCCCGGCGGCTATGACTATCATCTTAATGCAACCAGCACACAGGCCTTTTTATATTTTTTTAGCAACGCGCCGAAGTCTTCGGGGGATTGTGGACTACAAGTATTTAATGCTAAAGGCGAAATAATATTTGATAGTAACGCTAAACAAGCTATTGTTCTTGCTTGCGGTGGAGAGGGTACGAGTGCTTACGGGGACCAGCTTGCCATTTGCTGTGGCGGGGACACGATAGAAGCGGATAATTGTGACGATGCATCACAATATATAACTACACTAGGACCCTGGACCCGGTATAAAACTGAAACTACGTATGAACAGAAGTGGGTAGAATACCAAGACTATGTCATTGAAAACGAATATGTAAATGGGAAATTAACACCTGTTGGTCACTGGGTAACCAAGAAAAGACTCGATTATGTGCCTGTGACAAAGCAAGTGCCTGAATACTACTATACATATTCTCGCACCTCAACCGTATCTTGGGATTATAAAAAATACTACTACAACTTATGTTTAAAAAACGGGGTGGCTAGCCAGCACACGCATCGTGTCGACATTGATACTGACTCAAAAACATGGACTGATAATTTCGGCGAAACTGTACCGAGTACCAACTCAGCTGTCGCCCTCCTAAACGCGATGGACAAAACCGCGGGCATGCAACCCGGCCACAACCGGTCGCAGAATACGGTGAAATCATACTCTTGCGTAATTCTCGATGCTAGATTCCTATGAGAGGAGCAAAAAACATGAAACTAGAAGGTAAAGTCAATGGAAAAGTAATGTACAATGAAGAATCGCTAAATGCAAACATTTATACAATGAAATTAGAAACCGGAGATTATATTAATATCAAAGTAGAAAACAAAAGGGACGATAAAATCGACATGAATATCGGAGACTACGTAACGGTATCAATCGAAAAGAAGGGATAAAAATGAAAAGACAAGCCTTTCAGCCCGGCGAAATCCGGGACGAGCAAGATAATATCATACGACCAGGCGCTTACGGCAAAAAGACAGCTTTGGCGACGTCGGATAACATAGGTATTATAGATTACATGATCAATAACTTCGATGCTTTGAAAGATTATGCCGATGGGAATACTATCCCTGTCAGCACGCAAGCGGATTTACCGGCTAAAGGAGACCCAGGGAAAAAATATGTAGCCAACGACAGTGGGCAAGTTTATTACTACGATGGGGGATGGAAAGAGCTAAAAACAGAGATAGAGCAGCTAAATGCGTACGATGCTAAAAAATACGCCGAAGAGGCCGCTGCATCTAAAAATGCGGCGGCTGACGCGAAAAACGCGGCCCAGACATACGCTCAGCAAGCGGAAGCGACGGCGAACGCTATCAAGGAAAAAGAGATTCTGGCTATCACGGACAGCGTACAGCTTGCAATCAATACAAAAGACGGCGGCCTAGACCTCGTCATTACGACAAAATAAGGAGAAAAGAAAATGGCAACAGATATTGTAAATTTTCCGAGGCGTGAGGACTACACACGCATTGCGGCCGCAATTGAATCGCAGAATGAACTTTTGAAGAATCATTTCAAAGCGGCTGGGGAGTCGGTAGCACGGTCATGGGAAGGCTTCCGCAACCTCTGCCGTACAGGCGGCGTGCGTGCGTACTATGCCGTGGGTGACCAGCTACAATGTAAAAAAGGCGACACAACGCTGACATGGGATATCGTGCATATCGGTAACGTCGAAAAAACCGGCGGCAACTACGTGATTTTACAGACTCACGACTGCCTGCCCATGGATACGATGGAGTTCGACAACCGTGAAGCAATTTTCCGCACCAAGTCAGACCTTCCTGCCGGGACTTACCACTTTACCACATCAACGGCTGGCATTACTGATCCGAGCTGGACGGACGCAAACAAATCCGGATGGACGAAAAGCTGGCAGTTTACAACGACTAAAGTCATACCCGCCGGGGGCCAGGTTTGCTTTGCAAAAGGCATGGACTGGAGTGCGAACCTTGCGCCGCTCGGCATCGCGACTTACTCGAAGCAGACAGACACGACAGCACTTGAGACGGTCACGCTTGCAGAGGGCACCAATGGCACGGACCTTGCGACACTTGGCACAATTAATCATGCGCAGCGCATCTGCTACGGATACAACCGCTGGAGCCAATCTGGGCTCAGACAGTGGCTCAACAGCAAAGCAGGCGCAGGCGCCTGGTGGAGCCCACGCAATGATTTCGACAGACCAGAACATTATGCAACATGGGCCGGCTTTATGAATGACCTTGATGCCGACTTCCTTGCCGTCGTCGCAAAGTCCAACATTGTGACTGATATTAATAAAATCAGCGATGCAGGCGGCCATGACACAACGCAAGACTACTTCTTCCTTCCCGCTATGGTCAACCTCAACGGAGGCGACAATTTTTACAATAATCCCGGCTCTGCTGTGCAGGACATTGAAGATACCGTTGTGTGGGACTACTACACAAAATTCCGCCGTGACGGAAAGACGGGCACAAACGCCGAGCAGGACGACAATCGCCGTAAGTACCGGCAGGGTTCCTCTACAGAGTGGAGCTGGTGGGAACGGTCGCCGGATTGCGGCTTTGCGTACAACGTGCGCCACGTCTCCGATGGCGGGCGCGCTTGGTGGAGCGGCGTCGCGTACGGCTGGGGCGGCGTCGCGTACGGCTGGGGCGGCGTCGCCCCGGCTTGCCGCATCGAATAATCAATGAATCCGCTGCCCCTCGGCGGCGGATTGACAAGGAGAAGAGAAATGGCTATACCGAAATCGAAGCGCACGACAACGCCGCTCAGTGTGCTTGTCGAAGCGGATACACTGGCTTGCTATACGATACTGATTTGCACCGATGAAAAACGTTTTCCGAAGCGCTATCGCTGGTGTTTGACGAAGCGGATTATAGAATCAGCGGTGCAGGCCAAGATGCATATTGCCAAGGCAAATTCAGTCTACGTTAATGATGCTGAAAGTGCAAAGCTCCGCCGGACTTACCAGCAGAAAGCTATCGCAGACATTGCCGCTTTAAGCGCCGCAATGGACACAGCCTTCAGGCTCTTTAGCGGACTGCGCCACATAGACACGGCAGAAAAGCCAAAGAAGCGCATCAACATCGCAACGTGGACGGCGCAGCTCGACAAAGTCAAATCTCTCCTGCTTGCGTGGAAGAAATCAGATACCGAGAAATATAAGAGCATGGGCTGAGCGCTGTAGGGTCGCCGAATTGCAGCAATGCGTACAACGTGCGCAACGTCACCGATGGCGGACGCACATGGTGGAACAACAACGCGTACAACTGGAACGGCGTCGCCCCGGATTACATAGGCCAGATAAAGTAGCAACCGCGAAATCAGAGCCGATGCAAGGAGCGCGAAGCCCGCCCTCCAACAAAGGAGGCAAACAAGATGCCGCGACGCGGGCGGATTACGCCGGACCCGCTATCATCACGGTTTTAATTTTATGGAAAAATCAGTAAAAGAAATTGTAGCAGACTTCGAGAATCTCTATGATGCGATGCAGCACTGCGCGAACGGTGTACGGTGGAAAGCAAGCGTCATCAAATACTTGCAAAACAGTTTGACAAATACGGAGAAATTGCGACAGGAGCTTCTGGGTGGCACGTACAGGCTCGGCAGGCAGATCGAGTTCAAAGTATACGAGCCGAAGGAGCGGAACGTCGTGGCTATGCGATTCCGCGACAGGCAAGTCCAGCGGTCACTCTTACATAACTATCTTGCTAATGAGCTGTCACGTCACTTTATCTACGATAACGCGGCAGGACAGACTGGCAAGGGACCAGACTTCTCAATCCGGCGCGTCAAGATGATGCTTGAAAAAGCACACCGTCTTTACGGCAATAATGTCTATGCGTATACATACGACATCAAGAGCTTCTTCGGGAGCACACGGCATGATGTAGCCAAGGCAGCTGTCCGCAAACGTGTGCGCGATGACTGGGCGTACCGACTTGTCGAGCAGATCATTGACAGCTTTCCTGGCGATACTGGGATTGGGCTTGGCTCGGACGTAGCGCAGTACATCGAGCTTGCCGTACTCGATGACCTGGACCACTTTATCAAAGAGCGGTTGCGCGTAAGATTCTACGCGCGGTACATGGACGATTTTGTCATCATCACAGACGGCAAAGAGCACGCCGCAGAATATCGCAGATCCATCGAGCGTGAGCTTGACAAAATACACTTACAACTGCATCCGAAGAAATGCCGTGTCGCTCCGGCCCGAATGGGCTTCAAGTGGCTTGGTTTCCGCATTCGTATTAAGCCTTCTGGGAAAATCCTTGTTACTCTGAATAAAGACAAGATTTACCACGAGAGACGAAAGCTCAAGAAAATGGTCCGGCTAGCAAAGGCCGGCAAATTACCACGAGAAACAGCGGATACCAGCTTGCAGTGCTGGGCCGCTCATGCAAAACGCGGTAACAATCATACGGTCATTAGTAAAATGCATTCTTACTATCAAAGTCTATGGAGGGAATCAAATGTTTAAATCAATCACCATGCAAGAACGTTTGCAGAAGGCAGAAGCCGAAAATAGCGCCCTGCGTGCGCAGCTTGCCCAGGCAACGGCGCAGACCGCTTATATCGCAATGATGAGCGACGTGGAATTGCCAGTCAACACTGATGCGGCGCAGCAAACATCTGTAGAAGAAGGGGGCGATGATAATGAGTAAGTGGTACAAGAAAATCAAGGAGTGGTACGAAGCTGGTTACTGGACAACAGAAATGGTTAGAAATGCCGTCGCCAAGGGTAAAATAACGGCCGATGAGTTCGAAAAAATTACGGGTGCCGACCATGATGAATCTAACTGAAATTATTGACGTGCAGTGCGAAATTATCAAGATGCAAAGCGAATTAGTCAAAAAGATGTACGCCGAAATCGGGCAGCAGAACGCCTTTGCAGAAGAAATGAACCGCATTGCTGCACTAAAAAGGAGAATCAAGTCGCAAGATGAATGAAAACGAATTAGTAGCAAAGCTTGATAGAATTGAACAGCAGCTGACAAATCTCAATCGCGACGTTGTGATGGCTATTGAAAGTGGGAAGTCCGCACATCATCGCATCGACGATTTGAAACACGACATCTGCTGGACACTTGGCACGAGTGTCACAGTGGTTGGGATTTTTGCCTCCGTGCTGACATCCGTATTACAACATGTATAGGAGGAGTGCATGATTGATAAAATCAATGTAGCGGACTGCTTAACGATTATCGGCCTAGTAGCGGCTTTAATACTGTCAATTTTTTATAGCCTAAACGAATTAGCTATGTCTATAGCATCGGGACTTTTGGGTTATATCGGCGGGAGCATAAAAACTTCCGCCGGTAGAAAGGAGGATAATACACATGTCTAAAAATTTAAATTTTAGTGATGCGCTATCGCTGTTAAAACAAGGCGCTAAAGTATGCCGAATTGGCTGGAACGGGAAAGACATGTTTTTGTACTATGTACCGGCCGGAAGGTACGCACCGTGCACGGACGCGGGAAAAAAATTAGCCGGTCCTGACGGAAAAGTAGCTTACGGCGGATATATCGCAATGAAGACCGCGCAAGGAAATGTGGTACCGTGGCTTGCAAGCCAAACAGACGTCTTGGCAGGAGACTGGTGCGTATACCTATTTGAAGACGAAGCAGAGGGGAGGGTGCAATAAATGAGAGTATATATTAACCCTGGACACGACATCGACTACGACAGCGGCGCGGTCAATCCGGAGAGTGGACTTCGTGAATGTGACGTAGCGCTTAAAATAGGGTCGGTCGTGAAAGGATATTTAGAGGCAGCTGGATGTGAATGCCGACTATTACAGTCGGACAATCTTTACTATGATAGCAGCTACGACGACCGCCCGGTAGCTGTCTGCGACGATGCGAATGACTGGCCGGCAGATGTATTTGTCAGCATCCATTGCAATGCCGCCAACGGCCAGGCCCGCGGTACAGAAGTAGAGTGCTACAGCCGCATGAGCAACGGTGGAAACCTCGCCCAGTGCATCCAAAACCAGATTGTTAGAGCCTTAGGGACTATCGACCGCGGCGTTAAGGAAATGCCGGGGCTCATCGTACTCCGTCATACGGACATGCCAGCCGTGCTCGTGGAGACGGCGTTTATTGACAATGACGCTGACGCAGCACTACTTACAGACAAATGGGATGACTTCGCCCGCGCCATCGCTCGCGGCATTACAGATTATCAGTGCAGTTTATGTTAATATTGGGAGGGATGAAATAATGAGCAAATGGACGGAAGTGCGAGATGGATTAGTATCGGCATTAGATGTTAATGAGGTGACTGAAGCCGTGAAAACACAGGTAATTACCAGCCTGACAGGAGAAGGCATGGAAGCCATCGAAGCTATCGCAGACAAATTTGTGACGCAGGTACAGGCGCAGGCCACGTCTGAAACCGGCTGGAATGCTATCCGTGACAAATTTGTTTTGCCGCTCTTGATTAGTGGCACGATTTGGGCCATTAAATTTGTGCTGAGCAAGAGTACAACAGCGGAAAATAACTAATAAAAATCCCGCAATCCTATGTAAATAATAGGGTTGCGGGTATATTTTTTCTACCTATTCAATGCTTAAACATTGACAAATATCCCGAATTAAGGTATAATATAATCATAGAGAAAGGGGGTGAGCGATATGGACGTACTGATAATAACAATAAACCTTGTAACGGCATTAATCAACTTGGCAACGGCGATAATGCTATACAAGGTTTATAAGAAGTAAAAGTCAAAGCCTGAGGGGATAACCCCTCGGGTGACCTCTTGAATATATTATATCGTCCATATCGTAATCATGCAAGAATTAACTTTAGCCATCTCAATAGTAGCGTTAATTATTTCTGTTTTTGTCTTAGTAAAGGTGGTGAAGAAATGACTCCATTAGAAGAAGTCATGACAGCGGCAGAAGCGGCAGAAAGATGGGGGAAAGCCCCAATCACAGTACAGCAGGCTTGTAGTGGCTATGCTAAAGCTAAGCCAAGATTTTTGCCGACAGAGGCCAGAAAAGCCGGACGGATTTGGCTCGTAACCCGCGAGGGCATGGAGAGACTTTATGGGCCAGAGCCAAGAAAATAAATATTGAAAATTATAAGTTAATATGAAAAAGCGGTGCGCTACATTTCGAGCAATCACCGCTTTCTCATCATACCACATCAGCAAACTTCCGCCCATTTTTCCGCCTGCATTACCATACACACAGTATAAAAGGATATAAAAGGATATGTAAATATAAAAGGCTATATCATCAATAAATGGCACAAGCAAGCGGATGGAGGAATAATAATATGAAAGTTATTAAAGAAATAAAAATGTATCTCAGATAATTAATACTTATCGGAATAATATGTCCCCAAACACAAAAACAATCAGAGAAAGAAGTACCTAAACACCATGTCTCCTCAAATCACTACCTACAGTGGAAAACATTTCGACATTACCCATCCCAATCCCGAGGCTATCTGTATCGAAGACATTGCCCACGCCCTGTCGCTCATCTGTCGGGGCAATGGCCATGTGACGACTTTTTATTCCGTTGGCCAGCATTGCCTGCAATGTGCCAAGGAGGCCCGGGCCAGGAATTTGCCATCTCACCTGGTCCTGGCAGCCCTATTGCACGATGCGACGGAATGTTATATGTCTGACGTACCACGGCCGATGAAGCAGCTCATGCCGATTTACCGTCAGACGGAAGCCAGGCTGCTCGACGTCATTTACGAGAAATTCCTGGGCCAGCCTTTGACAGCAGAAGAAACGCGGCTCCTCAAAGATATTGACAATGCGTTCCTCTGGTATGATCTGACCTATCTCTTGCAGGACAAGCCGGACAGTGCGCAGCCACAGGTGCATTGCCTTCCTGATTATGAACTACGGCCTTTTGCCGACGTCGAAGCTGAATATTTGCAGTGCTATCGAAAGTGTCAGGAGGGGAAATCATGGATATAGCCATTGTGACCGGTGCCTCTTCCGGGTTGGGAAGGGAATACGTTAAATTATTGGATGACGAAGGCTTAGATGAAATCTGGCTCGTCGCCCGGCGCCGTCCGCAGCTGGAAGACCTGGCCGGGGCCTTGAAGACGAAAAGCCGCCTTTATCCGCTGGACCTGACCGAGAACGGTTCCTTTCGGATTTTACAGCAAGCCTTAACCGATAGTAGGGCTATCGTCCGCTATTTGATTCATGCAGCGGGCTTCGGCAAGATGGGTTCCGTCATGACGATTCCGTCAGGCGTTCAGGAAAAGATGGTCGACCTCAATGACCGGGCCGCAATCAGCCTGGTCCAGTTAGTCCTGCCATACTGCAAGGCCGGCAGCCACCTCGTCCAGATTTGTTCGTGTGCCGCTTTCCTGCCTATTCCGGAACTGGCCGTCTATTCGGCGACCAAGGCCTTTCTCCTGCGCTACAGCCGGGCACTGGCCGCTGAACTGGCCCCACATGGCATCCTCGTTTCGGCGGTCTGTCCGTATTGGGTCAAAGATACAGAATTCATCAAGACTGCCAGTACGACGGACCAAAAGCATCAGTTCCGCCATTACCTGCTGGCCGGCACCAAGGAAAGCATTGCCCGCCGCTCTTTTAAGGGCATCAAAAAAGGCCGCACCGTGATTACCCCCGATGCCGCCTCGACGCTGCTGCGCTTTGTCTCTGCCTGGATTCCCCAGGATATCTTATTGTACTGCAGCCGAATTTTTCGCTAAATCCATGGGCAGGCCTCCTTTTTTCCTATATTATACTATAAAAATACACTGAAAGGATGATATAAATGAATATTCAGATTTTTGGCACGAACAAATCCTTCGACACGAAGAAAGCCGTCCGCTATTTCAAGGAACGGAAGATTCCCGTCCAGTTCGTCGACTTAAAAGAAAAGGGCCTGAGCAAAGGCGAATTCCGCAAGGTAGCACAAGCTGTGGGCGGAATCGACGCATTGCTCGACCCAAAATGTAAGGATAAGGATACGCTGGCCCTCATCCAATACCTGGCAGAGGACCAGAAAGAAGCCAAAATCTTAGAGAACCAGCAGGTCCTGAAGACGCCCATCGTGCGCAACGGCGCCAAGGCGACCGTCGGCTACGTGCCGGACGTCTGGAAGGCCTGGGAATAACTTATAAACCGATGGCTTTCAAGGCCTGATCGAGGTCGCCGATGATGTCGTCCGGATCTTCCAGGCCGATACTGAAGCGGATGAAGCCCTTGCGGAATTTTTCCGGATAGAGATTGATGCGTTCATCGTAGCTCGGCTGCGGGAAGATAAGGCTTTCGTCGTGGCCCAGGGAAACGGCGAAGGTGACGACCTTGAGGGCCGCGCAGAAGCGTTCGACAGCCTTGTCGTCGGCAGCGATGCCGAAGGAGATGACGCCGCCGAAACCGTGCTTCATCTGTTTTTTAGCCAGTTCGTGGCCGGGGTTGCTGGGCAGGCCCGGGTAGGAGACGAAGGTGACATTCTGGCGCTGTTCCAGCCATTCTGCGATTTTCTGGGTCGACGCATTGATGCGTTCCATGCGCAGCGGGAAGGTGACGGCGCCGCGGAAAATCTGCCAGGCATTGAAGGGGCTGATGACAGAGCCGACATTGACCTGCGCTTCATAGCGGATCCGGTCCATCGTTTCCAAATCGTTGGAAATGATCGCCCCGCCCTGGGCATCGCCGTGGCCGTTGATGTATTTCGTCAGCGATTCGACGACGAAATCAGCCCCCAAATCGAGGGGATGCTGGTTGAGCGGCGAGGCAAAGGTATTGTCGACGGAGAGGATGGCCCCGTTTTCATGGGCAATCTTGGCGATGGCCGCAATATCCGAGATGCCGTCGGTCGGATTGTCCGGCGTTTCGACATGGACCAGACGCGTCCCCGGTGTAATCGCTTTTTTCACGGCGTCGAGATCGGTCATATCGACCATGACCGTTTCGACGCCGAATTTATTATTGAATAATTCATGGAAGAGACGGTAGACAGCCATGTAGCTGACCTTCGGATAAACGACGCGGTCGCCAGTCTTGAGGAGCGTCCAAAAAAGGGCGTGCAGGGCGGCGACACCGCTGGCCAGGACGATAGCGTCATCGGCATTGTGCAGGGCGGCGACCTTTTCTTCCAGCCAGTGCTGGTTCGGATTGCCGTTGCGGGCGTACATCAAAAGATCCGTCGATGAATAGTTGACTTTCGAGAGATCGTCCGGCAGCTTATAGCTGTTGGCCATGTGCAGCGGCCGGCGTACGGCTCCTGTTTCCGCATCATAGCCGACGCCCGTATGGACGGCCTGCGTCGAAATGTCATACCCCTTGAACTTGTTCTCTTTCTTTGCCAT